CAAAAAGTATTTTCAACGTTGGGCAATGATTGGGGGGTTTATATGCCTGAAGTAAAATATTTAGCACCAGAACCATTAGTAAATTACAGAAATTTAAGTTTAACTAAATTCCCTAATATTCATTTTGTAGGTGACGCCTTATCAGCAAGAGGAATAACAGTATCAGGGGCACATGGTATTTATGTAATTGAAAACATGATGGAAAATGATGCTTACATAATACCAGGATCATTTAAAAATAATAAAAAAACAAAAATATGTCAGATTCAAAACCAAGCCTAAACCAACATATTAAAGAAAGAAAATTTCGTAAAATAGAAGAAGATGGCACAACAACCACAATGTTAACTTTAGAATATAAAGGCATTAATAAATTGCATAGTATAGACAAACCAGCTTTAGTTAACAAAAAACAAAGAAAAAAAGAATATTACTTAAATGGGATTCAATATTCTTGGGATGATTGGAATGAAATAAGAAAGGGAAGAGAAGGTTTACCTTGGTATAAAAAACCAGCTCCTAAAGGTATGACCCACCGAAGTTAGTTCGTATATTAATAAAAATAATAAGTTATGAGAATAGGATTATGTGGTACAATGAGTGTAGGAAAAACAACACTAGTAAATGCTTTAAAAGAACTACCAGAGTTTAAAGATTATACTTTTAGAACAGAACGTTCAAAATATTTACAATCAATAGGGATTCCCTTAAATACTGATAGTACTTTAAAGGGACAACTTGTATTTGCGGCAGAAAGATCAAAAGAATTGATGCAAGAAAATATAATAACAGATAGAACTATTATTGATGTAATGGCTTTTTGTGATTTATCTACATCTATGGATGCCACTCATAAATATTTTTTAAATTCAACTTTACATCATTTAATAAAAGAATACGATTATTTATTTTATGTTAGTCCTGAAGGGGTAGAAATTGAAGATAATGGAGTTAGAGAAATAGATGCTGAATACAGAAGGGCAATTGATAATAAAATAAAAAATATTATAGAAACATCAGGAAGTGGCGTTGTTATACTTAAAGGTACAACAAAAGAACGTATAAAACAGGTTAAACAGGCAATTCTCTTCTAATATTTATAATAAAATATATTAGATATGAAAAAATCGGAATTAAAAAATTCAATTAAAGAAGAAATTATAGATGTATTATCTGAAGTAACTCCTGGGGATGTTGAAGCTCAAAAAGAATTTAATAAAGAATTAGAAAAAACTAAAGAATTACAAGATGATTTGATGGAGGAAAATGATGAGGAACCTACAACGGCCCAATTAAAAACAGCATCTAAGGATTCAGTCTCTACCATTGCTAATAAATTACAACAAATAACAAAAGAAATGAAATCTACTGTTAATAAATGGAAAACAGCAGAGGGAGAAGATAAGCAAAAATTAAGAGATAAATTATTAAAACTAACTAATATTAAAAAAGAGTTAGAATCAATGTTATAATAATACTATTGGAATATAATTATACTTTTCCTTTTCCAAATAAATGAATAATTTAAGAAAAATAATAAGACAAGAATATATAAAATGTGCAAAAGATCCCGTACATTTTATGAGAAAATATTGTTATATCCAACACCCCCAACGAGGAAGAATACAATTCAATCTCTACCCCTTCCAAGTAAAAATGTTAGAATTATTTAATGAAAACCCATATTCAATTATTCTTAAATCAAGACAATTAGGAATTTCTACATTATCCGCTGGTTATTCTTTATGGTTAATGACTTTTCATAAAGACAAAAATATACTTTGTATTGCAACTAAACAAGAAACAGCCAAAAACATGGTTACAAAGGTAAAATTTATGTATGAAAATTTACCTTCGTGGTTAAAAGTAGATTCTGATGAAAATAATAAATTAACACTACGTTTAAAAAATGGCTCCCAAATCAAAGCCACATCAGCAAGCTCAGATGCAGGTAGATCGGAAGCAGTGTCTTTATTATTAATAGATGAGGCAGCTTTTATTGAAAATATTGGAGAGATTTGGGCATCAGCTCAACAAACATTAGCAACCGGGGGGGGATGTATAGCATCATCTACACCTTATGGAACGGGAAATTGGTTTCATCAAACCTGGGTTAGAGCAGAAGCTAAAGAAAATGAATTTTTACCTGTTAAATTACCCTGGTTTGTACACCCAGAAAGAAATCAAGAATGGAGAGATAGACAAGATGAATTATTAGGTGACCCTAGAATAGCAGCTCAAGAATGTGACTGCGATTTTAGTACATCGGGGGATATTGTATTTTATTCTGAATGGATTGAATTTATTAAGGAATCAACCATAAAAGACCCATTAGAAAGAAGAGGAGTTGATCAAAATCTTTGGATTTGGGAAAATGCAGATTATACTAGAGAATATATGATAGTAGCTGATGTTGCTAGAGGTGATGGTAAAGATTTTTCAGCATGCCATGTTATGGATATTGAAACAAACACACAAGTTGCTGAATATAAAGGACAAATGCCCCCAAAAGAATTTGGATATTTTCTTACGGGTTTAGCTACAGAATATAATAATGCAATGTTAGTAGTTGAAAATGCTAATATAGGGTGGGCAACTTTAGACGCAATTAGAGAAAGAGAATATAAAAATTTATATCAATCCCCCAAATCAGACCAATTAACAGCAGAATCTTATTTAAGAGTATATGAAGGTAATTCTGAAATGGTACCTGGTTTTACTATGTCTATGAAAACAAGACCTCTTTGTATTAATAAATTTAGAGAATTTGTTGGTGATAGATCTGTAACAATTCAATCAAAACGTTTATTAGAAGAAATGAAGGTATTCGTTTGGAGAAATGGACGACCAGAAGCTCAAACAGGTTATAATGATGACTTGGTTATGTCATTTGGGATTGGTATGTTTCTAAGAGATACCTCATTAAAGTTCCAACAACAAAGTTTAGACGGAGCTCGTGCGGCATTAAATAATATACAAAAATCAAAAACCCCCCACAGTGGTGGGTATAGTGCTAACAATGTTCGAAATCCCTATGAAATGGATATAGGAGGAAAAAATGAGGACATAAGTTGGTTATTATAATATATTTATAAATAAAACAAAATGGCAGATAAAGGCTTATTTTCAAGACTAAAAAGATTATTTTCAACAGATGTGTTAATTCGTAATGTTGGGGGCAATCAACTTAAAGTCATGGATGTTAATAAAATCCAAATGACGGGAGAATTAGAAACTAATTCTTTAATAGATAGATTTAATAGAGTTTATACTAATTCCCCTAATTCCTTGTATGGTCAGCAACAAAATTTCAATTATCAAACCCTAAGACCCTACTTATACTCAGAATATGATGCAATGGATACAGATGCAATTGTAGCATCTTCATTAGATATTTTATCTGATGAAAGTACTCTCAAAAATGATATGGGGGAAGTTTTACATATTAAATCTTCAGATGAAAATATTCAACAAATCCTTTATAATTTGTTTTATGATGTTTTAAATATAGAATTTAATTTATGGCCATGGATTCGTAATATGTGTAAATATGGTGATTTTTTCCTTAAATTAGAAATAGCAGAAAAATTTGGGGTATATGGAGTTATTCCTTACACAGCTTATCATATTGAAAGAATAGAAGGAGATAAAGATCACCCTGGTGAAATAAAATATAGATTTGACCCAGATGGAATATCAGGAGCTGACTCAGGATATTTTTCGGTACCAAACTCAGCAAACCAAGCTAATTCAATAATTTTTGATAATTATGAAATGGCTCATTTTCGTTTATTAACTGATATGAATTTCTTACCTTATGGTAGATCTTATATTGAACCCGCTCGTAAATTGTTTAAACAATATGTGCTGATGGAAGATGCTATGTTAATTCATAGAATTGTACGTGCACCTGAAAAAAGAATTTATTATATGAATGTTGGAGCCATTCCACCAAATGAAGTAGATGCATTTATGGAGAAAACAATTTCTAAACTTAAACGTACTCCTTATGTAGATGAAAAAACAGGTGAATATAATTTAAAGTATAATATGCAAAATATGCTTGAAGATTTTTATATTCCAATTAGAGGAAATGATACAACTACTAAAATAGATAATTTAGCAGGTTTACAGTGGGATGGAATTGCCGATGTCGAGTATTTAAGAGATAAATTATTTGCAGCTCTTAAAGTACCTAAAGCATTTATGGGTTATGATGAAAACACAGATGGTAAAGCTACATTAGCAGCTCAAGATATTAGATTTGCTAGAACAGTAGAACGTATACAAAGAATATTTACATCAGAATTATATAAAATTGCATTGATTCATCTTTATACTCAAGGTTATAGAGACGGGGATTTAACTAATTTTGAAATTTCTTTAACTACTCCATCTATTATATATGATCAAGAAAAGATCGCTTTAATGACAGAAAAAATGGCATTAGCTCAATCAATGTTAGATAGTAAATTAATCCCATCAGATTGGATTTATGAAAATATCTTCCACTTTAGTCAAGATCAATATGATGAATATAGAGATTTAGTATCAGAAGATACTAAACGTCAATTTAGATTCTCTCAATTAGAAGCCGAAGGTAATGATCCTTTAGAAACAGGCAAATCATATGGTACTCCTCATGATTTAGCTGCTTTATATGGTAAAGGTAGAATGTACTCTGATCCTTCAAATCTACCAGCAGGGTATGATGAAGGAACTACTGATAAAGAACCTTTAGGGAGACCAATTGAAAACCCCTCCAACAGAGATAAACAAGAAGGTAATTTTGGTAAAGATAGATTAGGAAGAAAAGGTATGAAAAAAGACTATAATGATACTTCTAAAAATTTATCAGAATTAGATAGTAATAGAATATTAGCCAAGTATGAAGATATGTTAAAAGATATACCTATTAATAAAAAAAGCCTTATTTCAGAAAAAAAAGTCGCAAGGAAATACAAAGGAAATGTAATTGGG